TACATCAGGTAAAGTGATTAAAAATAATACATAATATAGCACTTTAGGCGTCATGGTTCAGCTAATCTTGGGCCGTGGGTCTAGGTCATCCTTTAGTTTATTATAGATCTGGGCCATCATTTTCAGTTGAGTGTTGATAGTACGGCCTCGTTCCTCTGCATCTTTCTTAATACTATTGTACACTTCACGCGGAGTGACGATAGATTTGTACTTTTCTGTGTCCATGTAAACGCCTTTTATATAATTTTTATAAGAATATATAGGATACTTTACATAAAATCAAGAAAAAAAGCCCCGTAAGTCGGGGCTTGAGTCTTGGAGGAAAGAACCGAAAAAGTGTTAGCAGTATATTATTTGGCAGTTCCCCAGTCAGGGCCGACCTCAATGTCACACTTGCTCGGTATCTCTAAGTCTACGGCATTTTCCATAATTTCTGCAATAGTTTTTGCCTCTTTTTCATCTTTTACAGACATGGCTATCTCGTCATGTATTTGTATAAGCGGCAATCGTCCTGTTTTATATATATCTACCATAGCTTTTTTGGTCATATCGGCTGCGGAGGCCTGTATTAATCTGTTCAGAGCCTTATAGCTGTAAGCACGTTTTAATTTTGTTGTGGGCCCATATTCCAGGACCGCCTCGCTGTAGGGCAGGGCCTTGTTCATCTTAAAACTATCGGGTTCCCACAGATCAAAACGGCATTTACGGCCAAGCAGCGAGCGTATAGATCCTTTTCCGCCTTGTTCGTTGAGTCTATTTTGCACGCCAGTCATCAATCCACGGACAAAGGGCACGCGGTCATTGTACTGTGCGACAAGATCCTTGGCCTCATCGAGCGATATATCAAGCTGTTCGGACATTTTTTTCACGCCCATGCCGTATATGAGCCCTAAATTTATAGTTTTGGCCTGTTTTCGTGGTATTTTTGCCATCTCTGCGACCATGGTATGGAAGTCCATGCTTGAGTCATGCCGATAGCCGTGGACAAATTCGTCTATACCCTTTAGTGGTATGCCTCTGCTGTTGCCATATATATAGGCATAGTGGACCAGGATCCGTGGTTCTTGCTGCGAGTAATCGATAGCCGCCCATTTTTCTCCTTCCTCTGGTAGAAACAGAGAACGAATCATGGGGCCAAGCTCAGGGTCACGGGCCGGGATCTGTTGTAGGTTTGGATTGTTCATAGAGATACGACCGGATACGGTGCCGCCGTCGTCGGAGCGTATCTGGTTTATGTGGCTATGTATACGACCATCGGACCGACAATGTTTCATTATAGTGTTAATAAACGTGCCGGATGTTTTATTGAGATTACGTGCCTGGACAATAAGCTGCGGTAGTTCGTGTGTATGTTCACTTAGAAACTGTTTTGTGAACGATGGTGCGCCTTTCTCTGTGCGTGGATACTGTATGTTTAGAGCCTCAAACGCTTTTGCGATGGAGGCGGCGGCCCATATTTCTACGTCGTGACCTACAAGTTTTTTAATACCACTTAACACTTCTTTCTCACGTTTGATGAGAGAGGTACGGGTGCGTTCTACTTTGTCCTGGTCCACGCGTACACCACGCCAGGTCATATCGATAAGGCAGGGCAGCAAGTCTAACTCTAAGTTAGCTACGTTCCATAGGTCTTCTTTACCAAGCTGACCGGATAGATAGCCCCATAACTCCAGGGTTAGAGAGGCATCACCCTCGGCATACGGTCCGACATACATGGCAGGCATTTTCCACAACTCTCCTTTTGGATCTAAACCAAAGCTACGCGCGGCCTCTATAAGATTTTTCTCAGACTTCACCTTACCTATGTGGTCATAAGCTAAGGCGTTCAAGCTGTAGCTCATACGATTCTCGTCTAACAGGGCCGCTATCAGCATGGTATCGATGATACGACCGTTGAGTGTAAAACCCATGCGCCGTATCCACCCTGCATCATACTGTGCGTTGTGCATGATTTTATCCGCAGGACTCTCAAATACTTTCTTCAGCCAGTTGTTTACGATGCGTTCATCCAGATTACCGCCGTATTTGTGACGGATAGGTATATATCCTGCCCAGTCATTGACCGCAATGGCGTAGCCAACAACCTCGCCATCGCCTGTGGGCCACCCTGGTCCGAGGGTCTTGATGTTAGGATCGCGTGTTTCTACATCAATAGCTATTTGCTTGGCGTCAAATATATTAGGAAGCTCGCTAGGCGGCAGCCACTCTGACTTTGGCGTGTCAAACGCTAACTGCAAAGACATTATTTTTCTCCCCCAAGGGCACCATAGCCACAGATATCAAGCCAGGAATCTTCATGGTCCGGTGTTTCTATCAGGCGAGACAGCTTTACCGCTATCATACATTGGTATACTTGTGCGACGGTGACTTCTCTTTCAAGAAGCACGGACCATATTTTAGCTATGCGCTCATGGTTTTCATGGGCATCGCCGTAGTCCTTGGCCCGTGGGCCGTTAATCATCTTCTCGGCTTTCTCTAGTATGTCTTTCCTGTTCATATGCTGTAACTCCTCAATGCGTCTTCTGGCTCGATTAAATATAAGTTTTTTTTAGTTCGGGTTACACCGACATAGAATACCCGGTGTAGCTCGTCAGGATCCTGCTCAGCGGCCTTTGACGCTGCCGGTGATACATCGGTAAAGAGAACGACGTTGTCGGCCTCTCCGCCCTTAGATCCGTGGATAGTGGACAAATGTATACGGGGCGTGCCGTTAAACTTCTCTCCACGCCTGAGCAGAGCGGTAATATAGGCCCGTTCTCCATCAGGTATTCTGTCCATGGCCTCATGCCATATCATATCTTTTGTGGCAAGTAGACCATGATTTACTTGTAGTTGTTCTAATGTAATCTCGTCATCGTCCATGAGATGCGGTAATTTTTTAAAGCCACGCTTTACACGATTACCTACAGACATATAGCTATATACTGTTCTTGCCGATTGTGCGGTTACCGCTTTGCCTTTACGCATTTGTTCCCATCCATTGACGGCCTCACTTATTTTTTGTGATATGGACCGTTTACCGTGATACGCAAACAGTAGTCCGCTGCTGCGTAGACTATCTATAACATTGTGCAGAAAGTAATTTGCCTGGGCCAGTATAAGCCAGGTGCCGTCAGATAAGTCTATGTCACTAACATCATTGAGGCGCTGTACCTCACCATCCTCTTCTTTAGGTAAATAACTCTTTGGCACTCGTCTATGTATACGTTTTGATATACGCGCGGCGATTGCATGAATGTTTCGTGGTACGCGATACGATTGCTCTAGTACCTCATAACCCCCGTCGAGTCCTATAAGATGTTCTACTTCGGCACCTGCCCATTTGTATATGGCCTGGTCATCATCGCCTGCACAGTATATCTTATCGGAGTATTTTTCTATTATGTGCGCAACATCCCATTGCAAAGGCGAGAGATCCTGTGCTTCGTCTATGAAACTTACACTTAGATTCGGGCAGAACTTAGAGCTTTCATTTACAAATATCTCAAGCATATCGGTAAAGTCATACAGCTGTAGTCGTTTCTTATAGTTAATTAAGGATTCGGCTACGTAAGATAGTGTTACCCAGTCTACATCAGTATTTGATTGGTTGTACTGAGAGCGTAGAGGCACTTTACGCAGTCTAGCCAGGTTTATAATACTTAATATGGGATCAGAGTTTGCATTAGACTCCAGTATATTGTCCTCTGCATTGAATCTGTCCACGGCAATACTGACGCCGATGGCGCGTGATAGCTCTCTGTAGTGCTCAGCCTGCATAATTTGTTCGGGTCGTATGCCTGATAAGCGCAGAGCAAAGCTATGCAAGGTACGAAACCATGGCAATTGCTTGGGCTCCAAACTAAATCGTTGACACGCACGCTCTATCGCTTCATATGCTGCCTGCCGCGTAAACGCAAAGTATCCTATCTTTGATGGATGAATACCTTGGTTTAGTGCGTCATCAACCTTGTTCAGTAGAGCTGTGGTCTTCCCCGTCCCTGGTGGGCCGTATATCCTGAATATCTTTGTTTTCATTCTGCTCATCTATTTTTTTTACTATAACACGTATACGCTCACGAGTGAGTCCATACATCTTTCCAATAGCCGTCAGCGTCATTAATTTATCTGTTCTTAGAGAATATATTTCGTTATTACGCCGATTATATTTCAAGTGCATCTTCAAGATCCTCCATACTTCCATACCTCTTTATAAATATGGGCGTAGTTTCTCCGACCCAAGCACCGGCAGTATTAAAATCAAAATACTCCACGGCTTCTTCGTAAGACATACCATGACGCCGACACAGTATAGCTATACACTCATCTCTGTCATAGGCAATAATATCTTTTTGACCACACCGGCTGCCTATGCCTATTACAGCCTTATCAAATCCATCGGCTTTTAACATTAGAATACCTCCTTCTTATCGTTAATACCAAAGTCAGGCGCAGATACTGTTACTTCTTTGTTTACAAAGGCCGGTATCTTCCAAACACGCACAGGACGCCCCTTGATCTTTATAAGCTTACTCTCGCCGCCTCTGTCACGTAGTCGTTGCGCCATCTTATATGTCTTATACTCAAAG